TGGCAAGGTTTGAAAATTATGACGAGGAGATTACAAACATATTTGCAAAAATAGGTTTACCTCTGGAAAATATAAAGAAATATCATACCAACAAAACAAACCATAAACCATATTGGGAATATTATGATAATGAAGATATTATTAGAGTTGAAAATTGGTTTAAGAAAGATATTGAAATATATAAATATAAGTTTGGAGAATAAATGGACAAGTTAAGTGAACTACAGGTGGAAGCCAAAGAAGACCTTATTATATTAGATGATGAAGACCTACACCAACAATCTTATAAAAATCAAATCATCAAACCAAAATGGTTGGACTATAAGTCCAAATATAAACTTATGATGTTTCAGTGCAAAGCTGAACATAAAAGGTTGTATCGCCAAAAATGGGAATATTATGGTGGTAAATCTGATGCAAAAGTTTATGCTGCAAAACCCTTTGATCTCAAGGTTCTGAAAACTGATCTCGGCGTTTACATAAATTCTGATGATGATATTATTGAGGTTGAGAAAAAAATTATATATTATGAAACAGTAGTAGAGTTTATAGATGGTGTGATAAAGTCCATAGATAGTAGAGGATGGGATATCCGTAATGCCCAAGATTGGAAGAAGTTTATTGCCGGAGGTTTTTGATGAGAAAGTGGATTGGTTATTATGATGATGTTATTTCTGGTAGTCAAATAGAAGGTATTTATAATTATCCTTGGGACTGGAATCCATCAACATATTCAAATGATAAAGGAAATAGTCTCAATAGTGAAGAACGAGTTAGAATGGATGAGGTTTGGGCCAGAGAAGAAAACAGACCTTATCCAGTTTTAAAAGATGCCGTATTAAAGTCTATGAAATTTTACGGAGAAGAACATGAACACTTTGCTTGCATCCATCATACTGACTTTCGTATTAACAAGTATGGTGTTAATGGTTTTATGTCCTCACATATTGACAACATACACCATTCTCATGGTCAAAAATATGGATACCCCCAAGTCTCGGTTCTCTTGTTTTTAAATGATGATTATGAAGGGGGAGAAATTATTGTTGCTGATAATGAATACCACCCCACAGTCGGTTCTGCTTTAATTTTCCCATCAAACTTCATGTTTCCTCATGAGGTTAAACCAGTAACAAAAGGTGAAAGGTGGAGTGTAATATCATGGTTAATGTAATAAAACACGAAATATTTCCAACGGTAGTGTATCAGTTTAATTGTGGTTTTAATGATCTCAATGCACTTGATGTAACACAAATGGATACTTACATTTTAGCAAATGAAAATGAAGATATGGTGAATCAATCTAAAGATGGATTACAGAATCTATCTACATTTAGAAAATTGGTAGATATTATTCATGAACAGAATGAGAAATATTTAAATGATTTAAAATACAAGTTTGATAAAATAGAAATTACAAGCATGTGGTCAAATCATCTAAAGCCTAATCAATCACACCCACCACATACACATTCCAACAACTTACTCTCTGGAGTATTTTATCTTCATTCTGAATTTCCAGCATCACCAATTCAATTCTTTGATCCTAGAGTTCAATCAAGTGTCCTTGCTCCAAGAAAAGAATCAAACAAGTATAACTCAAATATGGTTCAGTTCAATTGTTTGCCCTGCACTGGATATATTTTTCCAGCATGGCTGCAACATTGGGTTCCTCCAACTCCCGTAGACAGAATTAGTGTATCTTGGAATATTATTGTTAGGGGTGAGTATGGGGAAGTCGGAACTTTCCAAAATGCTAATATCTAAAAAGAGCGAAGTATATCTAAGCTTGTCTGATGTTGAACCATCCGTAGCTGCTGAACTCAATGATTTTTTTACCTTTGAAGTTCCCGGTTTCAAATACATGCCTGCATACAGAAGCAAGATGTGGGATGGAAAAATCAGATTGTACAATATTGTCACAGGTGAGATATATGTTGGACTTCTCCCCTATATAGAAGAGTACCTTAAAAATAATGGTGAAACTTATGAACTGGAAACCGGAGTTAGAAGTGAACGCACAGTGGCCGGAAGTGTGGTGCAAGGATTTATACGAGGGCTTAGACCAACCCTTGATGGAAAACGGATTGAAGTACGAGATTATCAAATTGATGCCATTGCCCATGCTATTGCCACAAATCGTTCTTTGCTTATTTCTCCTACTGCTTCCGGCAAGTCACTAATAATATACTGTCTCATTCGTTACTACCAGATGATGGAACTAAAAACTTTAATTTTGGTTCCAACAACTTCGCTTGTCGAACAGATGTATAAAGACTTTGAAGATTATGGGTGGAGCTCTGAAACTTACTGTCAGAAAATATATCAAGGACACGATAAAAAAGTAACCAAAGATGTTGTAATATCCACTTGGCAATCTATTCACAGAATGCCTAGACAATATTTTAGACAGTTTGGTGCTGTATTTGGTGATGAAGCACATTTGTTTAAAGCTAAGTCACTCACTGGTATCCTAACAAAACTTGACACTTGTAAGTATCGATTTGGATTGACAGGTACATTAGATGGAACTCAAACACATAGATTGGTGTTAGAGGGTTTGTTTGGTAAAGCAAGATATGTAATAACAACCAAAGAATTAATTGACAATAAAACTTTAGCAGACTTAAAAATTAAATGTATAATTTTAAAATATCCTGATGAGGATAGACAAATAGTAAAGGACTTTGAGTATGCGGCAGAATTGGAATACATCGTCACTAAGGTTGAAAGGAATATTTTTCTATGCAACCTTGTGGGTTATTGCAATGGTAACACTCTCTGCCTTTTCCAATTCGTAGAGAAGCATGGTGAACCTCTTTATAATTTAATTAAAGATAAATATAAAGACAGAAAGGTTTTCTTTGTATATGGTGGTGTCAATACAGACACCAGAGAAGAAATACGGGAGATTGTAGAAAATGAAAAAGATGCCATCATTGTTGCGAGCTATGGGACTTTTAGCACTGGTATTAACATTCGTAACATTCACAACATCGTGTTCTCAAGCCCCTCAAAAAGCAAAATCAGGGTGCTTCAGTCACTGGGGCGGGGTTTGCGGCAACAAGGGGGTGACAAGACGTTACGGCTATACGATATCGCCGACGATCTCTCCCTCGATTCTAAACTCAATTTCACTTTGAGACATTTTAAAGAACGTATAAATATATATGATGACCAACAATTTGATTATGAAATTAAAAGGATAAACTTAAAATGAATTTAGATTCTTATAAAGTTTTGAAATTGTCTAACGGCGAAATGATTGTGTGTGAACTAAACGCTCACGATGATATGATGTACGACATTATGAATCCATTAAAAATGGATGTTGTTCCAATACAGAACCGAATAGGTGAAGTGGGGGAAACTTTGAACCTGACGCCTTGGATGCATCATTTTACAGACCAAAAGTATTTCAATATAGATAAGAGTCAGTGTATCTTGATAGCTGATGCCTCCGTAGGATTATCAAAGTATTATGAATATGTGATGCTTAGAATTGATGCTGATTGGGACGGTAGTAATAACCTAATTCCAGAAGAAGATATGGATGAAGAGGTATATGATGACCTTCTAAGAGAAGCTAAAGTAGATTCTAAACTCATTCATTGAAGACTCCACATAGTAATAATAGACAAATTTTGACCCTTTGTCAAGTCCCCTATGGGTCTTGACAATTATATTTTATTAGTGTATTATTAGTATAATGATAATTGGAAGGAGTTTAAATGGCAAAGAAAAAAAGTATTCATTATGTCGATAATAAAGAATTTCTACGAGCAATGATTGAATGGCGTGAAGGATATGACCTTGCTGAAAAGAATGAAATCCAAACGCCACCTGTTACAGATTACATTGGTGAGTGTTTTCTAAAAATTGCTACTCACCTATCTTACAAACCAAACTTTATTAATTATACATACAGAGAAGATATGATTTCTGATGGTATTGAAAACTGTTTGCAATATGTTAAAAACTTTAATCCAGAAAAATCTAATAATCCTTTTGCGTACTTTACACAAATAATCTATTATGCTTTTCTTAGACGAATTGCGAAAGAGAAAAAGCAAAGTCATGTAAGAAACAAAATGATTGAGCGAGATGCATACGATTCATTCACTACAATGGAAGGAGATGATTCTTCTTATTATGTTGAAGGAATTGATACGAAATTGTTTTTACCAGAAGATGATGTTTATAAACCAAAGAAAAAAGAGCCAGCAAAGAAAAAAGGATTAGAA